CCATACCGTAGCCCCCAGGGGGACCGGCAGACGAAGCAGCAGGCCCGCCGCTTCATCCCTCCGGTATTGCTCAAGCTCTCTCAGCGCCGCACCGTAGATGCTCATTGTTTATTCTCCTAACTTTTAAGGCTTATTTTCTTGTTTTTTGTGGTGTTTTCCACAAATTCCACACACTTCTCCACAGGATTTGGCCGCCCTCATTAGCTCATCCACCACACGCCCAGGGGATATGCCCAGGCGCTCGGCCTCGGCCTCCAGGTGGTAGGCTGTCTGCGACGATACGCGGATGGTGATTTTCTTTCGGTGCTCACTCATGCCTCGCCTCCGCCAGTAGGCCGGAGGTAGCCATTTTCAACGGCCATGGCCCGGATTTTGCGGATGGTGGCGTCGCTGACCCGCAGGCCGGTGCCGCTCCTGGTAGCCAGGCTGTCAATAAAGCCGTTGATGACTTTCTCAAGCTCATCCTGCGAGATGACGATAGGCTGATTGTGGGCCTCCAGCTCATCCAGGTAGGCACAGAGCTGAGCGTCGGTCATCTTCCGCACCCGGATTGCCCGGTCGTGCTGCTCCTGTTCAAAGCCGGTCCTCCGGCAACTTCGCTTCTTCAATAGTTCTCCCTCCAGTTATTCTCCGTCTACCCGTACCATGCCCTCCGGGTACTCCTGAATGAGAGGGCCGCCCCACAGTTCTTTCAGACTGTTTTTCATAAAGACGGGGACCCCGGCAGACTGAGCAACTTCCGCGATGGCCTCTACCCATTCCCGCTTCGGCTGCTTTCGCTTGCTTCCCGGCCCGGTCATGGCTCCGATGATGACCCAAAGAGGCTCGCCCAACCGCCGGAAACCGGCGCAGTCATCCGCGCTGAACGGCTCCAGCAGCGGCTCAATGCTCAAGAACGTGTTGACGCAGGAAGCTCCAAAGTATTCCGTTTCGGGGCTGGTGATCGTGGTCCCGTACCAGAAGTTCCGCTCCATAGGAAGCTTCCCGGCGTGGCCCATGTCAAGATACCTCTGCGGGTTCTTGGTAAGGAACAGGTAAGTATGCTGCGGCGCTCGCTTGCAGGCGGCGAAGACATCCTCAATCCAGATGTCCGGCACCCACTCCCCGAACAGGTCTCCCATGCTGGAGACGAAGATCCGCGCAGGTGTCTTCCGCTTCTCAGGATAGTCCATGGTGTAGGCGTGATAGGTGGGGGCAAAGCCCTTGGGGTACGGGGTAGAGCGCACAGGCTCCCCGTTTTCGTCGCAGAGCTTGGTAGGCTGCTCCACGTAGTAGCACCCGGTCCCCTTGGGTAGTACCTCCAGTGGCTCAATGATGGGCCGCTCGCAGGGGTGCGGGCCAAACCTGGACACCATGCGCCGGGCGTAGCAGTATTCGCACCCGTGCTTGCACCCCGTTACGGGGTTCCATGTGTGGCTGCACCACTCAATGTCGGTTTTGTGAATATTCATAGGTCAGTCTCCCTCGCGCTTGGGGGCGGTGGCCCCCATGTCAAATAAGCTGCATTGGTTCTCCATCATCTTCCGGTCGGCCTCTTCCTGCTTTATCTTCCGCAGGCAGCAGGGACCGTACCCATCCCGCAAGCCCTGGGAGGATGTCAGCAGACCTCCACACCGCTTGCACCGGCGGGCCGGGATGGTGAACACTTCATCGTGCATAGGCTACACTCCAAACGCGATTAGAATAGACAGGGCCAGCAGGCCCGCAGATGTAACCTTTGCGCCGTTGCTTCGGTCATTCATGGTCTTGCCCCCAAAGGTGTAGCAAAAGCCAGCGAATGTAATCAGGATGAAGAGGGTCCACGTAAACAGCAGCATCGTCATTCACCCAGCAGCTCGCAAAGGTGCTCCAGCTTGGCAATCTCCATGTCGGTGTTGTCACCGAAGATGACGTGGAGCTGGTTCAGCATGATTTCCACATCGGCCCTCTCTTCGGAGATCGCCGCCAGGATTTCCGCCTCATCGCCCTGCTCATGGTCCTTGAAGCGCAGATACTTGAGTAGGGCCTTTTGCAGCTCGCTCATCTCTTCCACCGCCACGAGGATTTGAGCGCTCTCCCCGAACTGTTCCACGGCCTGCTCATAGAGGGCCATTTCCGCTTGCTCCGGGGTCTCATCCACTCCAGGCTGCGGACCGTCGGCGGGCCGGATTTCTGCCGCTCTCTTCTTGTCCTCGGCATCAAGGATAGATGCCAAAATGTCAGATTTCAGAGTTAAAGCCGGGCGCACACCCCTGTCGCCGTTGCACGCGCTGCTGTAGCTGAGGCTCCCGTCCGAGCTCACGTAGCGCACGAAAGAGGTCCCGGAACTCTTTGGGGTCCCGTCCGGCGTGATGAGCCAGCGCCAATTCTCCGGCGCGGGGTGCAGATCGCGGGTCTGCCGGTACTCATCGGCGGTGAGCATCGTCACCTTGTCCAGACAGTTTCCGTAGTCCCGGAGGCCGTCATCGGCGGTCAGGTCGCGGTAGGTGGGGACAATGGCGTCTTTCAGGCCGGGGCATTCAGCAATGAGGTTATCCAGGAACTCGCCGTTGAGCCGCTTCCGCAGGCTCGCCTTGTTCCAGTCGTTGCAGTCATTCTCATCAAAGGGGGCCTGGAAGACGTCTTCGGTGGTCTCGCAGAAGTAGAGATCGGAGCAACCCGGCATCGGCGCCGGAGTGGTCCGCAGCACAATCCAGTCCAGACCCGCCACGTGGAACACGTCTCCGTACTTGAAAGTCCTCTTTTGCTCTTGCATGGTAAATTCCTCCTGATTTTTATTTCCCCGGCTTCTGGCCGTGGGTTATCTGTGGTGGCTTGACCTGTCCGCACCGGGTCGGGTAGTTCAAGCAGGGGTTCTTGCAATTCTTATCCCGGTAGCCGCAATCGGCGCAGCAGATGTTTCCGTGCCGCCGGTCGCAGTTGAAGAGCTTGCATCGGCGTGGAACTGTCTTGCTCATGGGGCCTCACCTCCTTAGCGGATGCGCCTCGGACACCACCGGGGAGATGTCTTGATTTGCGGAGCATTTTCTCCCGGTGCAGTAAAAGCGATAAAACCCGGCATACGTGGACTGCGCGGGCACGTCCTCTTGAACGTCTCCAGCGCGTCCGGGTGTCTGCATACACATTCACCCCGAGGGCCTTTTCTGTGCCAGCTATTTGCCGTGAGCTTTGCCCGTCCCATCAGTTCCATGTAATGGCACTCCGAGCATACAGGCGTATCTTTTTCCATCCTCGGCTTACCTCCCAAAGTAGATACCGCAGTCCTCGCAGTAGATGACGTCGGCTCCCTGTTCAAATTCGGCCTGGTAGATGTACCCCTGCCCGTAAAGGTCCGAGTGCTCACCGCTCAGGACGTCCCGTGCGGTCTCCCAGGCCCGCGCAACGGCGTGGGCCTCTCCGGGTTTGACGGCCCGGTCCGGCCACACTACGCCGGTCCAGTAAAAGCGCCCATACTGCCGGTAGGCCGTGAGCACTTCCTCCACGGTGTTCGGGAAACGGCCATCCTCCATCCGGTTCAGGATGACATCGCCCACACGATGGCGACACAGGTCGCAGCAGGCGTCCCCGCCCGCCTCCTGGTAGATCGCGCAGGCCAGCATCTCAACCTCTTCCTCGGTCCAACCGGGATAGGGCGAGACGGTGGGGACCGGCGATGCGGTGAGGGTAGGCGTCGGGTCCACCATCAGGACCGGAAGCTCCGTCGCGTCCGCAGGCTCAGCAAAGGCCGCGCCTCTGGCCTGCCCCGGCGTAAACAGGGCGCTCACAAACACCAGGGCGCACAGGGCGCCGCAAGCAAGGGTCATCGTCCGTTCTTTCACTTGTTCCATCCTCTCCGTTCATAGAATTTTTCTTCGTTTTCGTAGGCTTCCTCTACGGTTTTAATGCCACAGTCCCTAAGATTTCGCATGACGCTCTCAATGTACCCCCAAAAGAGCTTCCCGCGCTTCCGGCCCTGTTCAAAGGCGTAGCCCAGCAGCTCCTTGTTTTCCTCCGGGAATGACATGGACCACTCTCCATCCTCATTCTGAGACTGGACCATGATCTGAAAGAACGTCCGCTTCTCATCGTATGGCCCAGGGGTCTTGCCTGGGAAGAACTCTGCCCACAGGTGGGCGGTGGTCTCCGCAAGCTCCACCCCCAGGGCCTCCGTGTAGCCGAAATAGCTTGTCGGGTCCTCTTTGAACTCTGCCAGGAAGTCTCCCTCCAGGTCATCCGGGGGCGGCTGCCAGCCCTCCATCTCTTCCACTGAGCGGAGATGGTAGGTGCTGGGCCGCCCCTTGATGCCTGGGGTGAAGTCCAGATAACCGCCGTCTATAAGCTCCTGTCGGGCCGCTATGGTGGTGGTCCTTGATTTGGTGTTTATCATCGTGCATAGCCTACTGTTGTCCAGGGAGAAGTGCTCCGGCCAGCGCAGGCTATTGGCTAAATCCATCAGCTTGTACCATAGGAGCTGCGCGGCCATGGATAGAGGGGTCCGCCTCATGCGGTTGGCGAAAGCTCGGTGCTCCATGATGTACCTCAGGCGGACCCCTCCTTTCCGTGGATTTGAGGCCGCCCGGCCTCATGGGTTTCACTCCATCGTTACAGAGCTACCGTCTTCGCCGCCGGTCACGATGATATTTTGACTGAACCGCGCTTTCATGGTCGGGTCATGGGAGATAGCCAAAATCCGCATCTTGGGGTTTCTGGCCGCCATGTTCACCAGCGCGTCCGCGTAAGCCTCCGTCCCGTCTGCGTCCAGGAAGGGCGGTTCATCAATGAAGAGCATACCGAGCTGGACGCCTGCCCTCCGTGCCTTGACGTCGGCCAGGCCAAGGGTGACGGCCAGGGCTATCTTCACCTTTTCGCCGCCGCTGTGGGACTGATAGGGCCGGTTCCCGCCGGTGATGGTGTTAATCCAGACTTCCAGGCTGTTGACTACCGTTTTCGTGCTCTTCTGCTCGCGCTCGGTACGGATGTCAACGGCCATTCGCCCGCCTGTCATGGCGGCCAGGATGTCGTTGCTCTGCCTCATAATCTCCGGGACTACGCCCCGGATAATCATGTACTGAATACCATCCAGACCAAAGGCTTGAGTGAGCACCGTGTAATCATTCAGGGTGGCCGCTGCGTCCTCGATGTCCCGTCGGAGCTTCGCCGTCTGCGCTTCGGCCTCGGAGATCGCCTCCAGCTTGGCCTTGATGACCCCGCGCTGGGTAGCAAAGTCGGTGAGGCTCTTCCGGCGGCTCTCCAGGACGGCCCGCAGGCCCTTGGCGTCCCCAGGCGCTTTCGGCGCTCGCTGCCGGATGTCCTCGGCCTCCTGGTGCGCGGTGATGACTTTCCCGGTCAGCTCCGCAACCTCCCGACGCAGGCGCTCAATCTGCGGCTCCAGGGCGTCGGCGGTCGCGTTGGCCGCTTGGCAGTCGGCCAGATGTCCGGCGATGGGTTCATTGTCTTCGATGCTCTTCTGTGCGGCCTGGTATTCGGTGACGGCCTGGGTCAGCTCGTACCGTTCCGCATTGACCTTATCCGCTGCCCTCATGGCTTCCGCGCCCCGCGCCTCTGCCGCCTGGATGGATGCGGTGATTTCCTCCAGCTTCGCTTCCGCTGCCGCGATCTGCGGCGCGATGACGGTTATAGTCCGGTAGGTGTGCTCCTTGCTCTCCAGCTCGGCCAGGTCTTCCGCTGGATTGCCCAGGGCCTCATGCGCTGCCAGGGCCTCTTCATAGGCTTTCGTCAGCTCTTCATACCGGGCGCGGTCCTCCGCTTTCATAGTCTCCAGAGAGCAAGACAGCTCCGGGATGGCGGCCTGAGCCGCCACAGCGGACACCAGGAACTTGCAAGTAGCAGTCTCCGGCATAGGGCAACCGCTGTCGGCCAGTTTCCCGGCCTCGGCCTGGGCCGCCGCAAGACGGGCTTGCAGCTCCCCGATACGGACCCGGCTATCTGCCAGGTGTTTGTCCTTGGCCTCCCGTGCGGCCAGTAGCGCCTTAGAGGTCTCAAGGGATTTGGCAAGCCGCCCCTGAGCTTCTTCTTTTATTGGGGCCAGGGCGTCAAGCGCGGCCTGGGCTGCATCCACGTCCGACTTTCTGGCGATGATGTCCTGGTACTGCTGAAGCTTCCGGCGGCCCTCCGCTGCGTCAAGGTCCGCTTTTCTTATTTCCTCGCGCAGGCGGGACAGCTCCTTTAGCAGCTCCTTGTCCCGGTCTACCTTGGGGGAGAGGTCCTGGAGCTTGGCCCGTGCCGCCTTGACCCTCTCAGCGGCGTCCTGGGCGTCTCTGAGACCGTTTGCAAGGTGGCGGGCGTCCTGGTATTGGCTCTCCAGTTTCTCCAGCTCCAGGGCCTTTCTGTCGCGCTCCCGGTCGTATTCCTTGGCCTGGGTGTCCTTGTCCTCGGCCTGCCGTATCACTTCGGCAAGCAGGGCCTCGGCGCTCTCCAGCGCCCGGAGGTCCGCCTCGCCGGATGCTACGTCGTGGACAGCTTCGTCCATCTCTTCGGACAGCACCATGTCCTCATCCAGCAACTCATCCTTTTCGCTGATCTGTTCGCCCAGGACGTTGATACGCTCCTTGAGGGCGGCGATGGAGCGGCGCTGCTCCGTAGCAGACGCCTTGGCGATGTCCTCCATCCTGCCGTAGATGTCCAGGCCCAGGAGTGCAGACAGGACCTCCATGCGCCGGTCGCTGTCGGCGTCCAGGAAGAGGCCGTAGGCGTCCTGCCGGATGAGGGCGATGCTGCAAAAGGTGTTGCAGTCCATACCGAGCAGCCGCTCAATGCGGGCCTGGGTCAGTTTCATGGTGGTGTCGCTCTCATCTGCCCAGGCGTCTCCCTCTGGATTCCACCGCTGGAGGGCCAAGGTGCCGCGCCCGCTCTTGGTCCTGGTGCGGATGACCCGATAGTCCTGTCCGCCCAGGGCAAAGGTAAAGGTGATGCTGCCGCTCTTCGTCCCGTCGCGGACCCAGCCGCCGATGTCCTCTTTCCGGGTCTGCTCGTAGAGGCAGTCTGCGATTGCGTCCATGAAGAGGGAGGACTTGCCGACACCGTTCTGGCCGTTCACCATCGCCATGTGTACCGGGGAGAAGTCAAAGGATGCCTCCGTGTAGCTCCGGTAGTTCCTGACCTCAATCGTCCGGGGCATAAAGGCTCCGGCGTGTTTGCTGTCCTCGCGCCCATCGTCGGCCTGCTTGATGATTGGCGCGGCCAGCTCCATGAGGCGGGCCGCTTTCTCGCCGGTGATGTCGTTGGTCTCCAGCCAGCGTGACAGGCACTCGGCGGGGCCGTCGTGCTCTGTGAGCTGGTCCTTGGCGTCCAGGGCCTCCACGTCATCCGGGATAATCTCGGCCACATAAAACGCGCCGGCGTCCATCAGGCGCTTTTGCAGCTCGGCCCGGTTAAAGGCTTTTTCCTGCTCCAGTGTGCAGGAATACCGGACCCGGACCACGCGCCCCTCCACGTCCCCAGGATTGAGGGTACCGCTGGAGATGAAGTCGGCCACGTCCTGCTGCTTCATCGTCACCGTCCGGTGTACTCGCTCCGGGGTGCGCTGGAACTCCGAGGCCACGCTCCGGTCTCCGTCTGAAAGCTGGTGCAGCCAGAAGCCATGAGCGGTCCCCTCATCGTTGAAAGTGAGCTGGTTCACGCTTCCGCAGTAGTAGGCCGGTGTGGTAGAGCTGAGGCGCTGGGGCTTGTGGATGTGGCCGAAGCAGGCCAGGTCCACGCCCGCCGCGTCGATGGTGGCCGGGAGGACCACCACGTCCTGTCCAGCAAGGAACGTGCTGCCATTGTCGGCTTCGCTCCCGCTTACCGTGTAGTGGGCCGTGAGGATGGAGGGGAGGCTCCTGTCCAGCTCCGTAGCCAGCCCCAGGATGATGTCGTTGACAAGGGCGGTGGCGTTCCGGTTCTCCGTCTCCTTGTCGGCGCCGGGGCAGAAGAGGCGCAGCCGCGCCTTGTCGAAGCCGGGGACGGCCATGATCTGGACCGGCCCCTCCGATGTCACCAGGCGTTCCACCCTCGGCTCGGTGTAAATGTGTAGGTTCTTGAGGTCCGGCGTCGCCTTGCGGATGACCTCAAAGGCGCGGGGGTTATCATGGTTCATCGTGCCGAACAGCAGCACCACCGCGTCGCTGTACTCGCACAGAGGGACAATGAAGCGGGAAATGGCGTCGTTGACGTCATCCAGGGCGGTATCGGCCCACACGCGGGACCGATTGAAGAGATCGCCCGCGATGATAGTCACGGTCGGCCCCTCCGTCCGGGCCTTGTTCACAATGGCGTCCATGCACCGCAAGGTGTCTTGGCGGCGTAGATTTGCGCCGTCCTTGGTGGGGCCTGCCAGGTCCCCCAGGTGAATGTCGCCGGTGTGCAGTATCTTAATCATGGTCCGCCTCCTTTCTCGCGTCTTCCTTGGCCTGAGCTAAGGCTCCATCCAGGTAGGCCCGCCAATAGCGACAATCCCCGCCGTCCGGCTCCCGGCTTTCCTCTTCCATGCGCTGCCGGGCAAATTCAATCACGCTCATCTCCTCTGCGCTCCTTTCATCTTCTCTTGGCACTCAGGGCAGAGGACCCGCCCAAAGGTGCGCTGACTGTACCCTACGATGTCCTCCGCGCTCCACTTGCGGCCATTCCTGCTCTGCCCGCCGGTAATCTCCCGGCGGCACTCCGAACAGAACACGCCTTGCGGCTCCGGGTCTGCCCAATCCGGGACCGCACCGTACTCCGGCGATCCGCTCCAGCTATCCTCCGGTTCCTCCGGCGCCTCATCCCAGGGCATAGGCCCCTCATCCTCGTAGGGGGTGACGGTCTCGGCGGCTTGGGCCGCCGGGAGGCTCGCCCTGGACGTCTGGGCGGGCATCTCAAAGAGCATACCCATTGACTGGAGGTAGTTGCTTGCCACGGCCTGCTTGATTTCCGGGGCGTCCAGGTTGGGGACCATGCGGGCCACGACAAAGGGCTTTTTCAATTCCTCGTAGGCATAGGTCCCGGCCAGTCCCAGGGCGGCCCGGATAGCCCGCATAAAGGCTTTGCTCTCGGCCATAGCGGTGCGGTGGGGGAGGAAGCGCCGGAACTGCTGACCGTTGGCTCCGTCTTTCATCCCGGCGGCCTCCAGGGTGCAGTCAATCTCCTTGGTGGCTTTCATCAGCCGGAAGCCGCCGGACGGCTCCGGGACCCGGATAGTCACGGTGACGGCTACATCGTGAACGTGCTCACAAGTGCCGCATACCCTGGGCTTTCCGGTGGCCCGTGCCATTTCAATGCACCGCTGGCAGCCCTCGGTCCGCTCGGTGGTGGTGTCCACGATGCTGATGTTGGCCGCCGCAGCCAGCTTCATGCCGCCTACCTTGGTGATGGCAAAGGCGCTGCTGGATTTCTCGTAGTAGATGTCCTTGCTCGGCCCCCGGTTAGAGCTGTCCTGCCGGACGTCGAGCTGGACCTCAGAGACGGTGATCCGCTGGAGGTTGCTCGCTACCTGCATGGTGGTGACGGGGACCAGGACGTTGTACTTGTCCTTGGGGTACTTGTTGAGTTGGACGATGGCATTTTCCATATTGGGTAATCTCCTTTCGGCTTGACAGGGCCGGTAGGAATGTGCTACAATAACTCCAGGTTAGTTATTTTCGCGCTTGGCCGCTTCCCGTTGCACCGGGGGCGGCCTTTTCCTTTCCTAAGCCAATCAAGATGATGTCGTTGATACTCTCTTCCAGCTTCCGCAGGAAGTCCAGGGCCTCCATAAAGTCGGTCCGCTCAGAGGCGTCTATCACGCCGTCAAAGGCGATTTCCTCCAGGCGGTCGGCCACGTCTTGGCCGTCCTCGATGAGCCGCCGGACCCTGAGCGTCGCATGGGCAAGAGGGCGGTCGGTGGCCGTTCTCCCGATTGCCCGCCCTACCGGACAGGTAGCGCAATACCTGGGCAGGATGTCTGGGCTTTGGTAGCACTCCGCATAGACCAGGGCGTCTTCCGGCTCCATCTCCACGTCGCCGCGCTCATGGCGTCCTATGGTCTCCGGCGAATACGGAACAACGGTTGACGCCGTTCCCCGGCTGACAAATCCAGCCCTCATCCTTGCCTCCCGCAGATATGCGGGGGGCTTTTTTGTTGCTGCGATAGCCACTCTCATTCACCCACTTTCTGGTATGATTTTGGTAGATGGTTCAGACCTGGGGCGCGATGCACTTCAACCGGCGGGCGGCTCTCATGGCGTTGTCGGTCAACTGCCGCTGCCATGCGCCTTGCGACGGCGCCCACCGGAAGCCCTCTCCCTTGAGTTCAGTTCGGATGTCCGCGTCGGGTTTCCCATCGAAGATGATCTGGAGGCGGTTCTCCGTGGTGTTCACCACGACCTGGCCCCCGTCGAACTCCCAGCCCTCCGGGGTGTTCTCGGACCGCTTCTTGAGTTCTTCAATCCGGCCACGGATGCGCCGGATATTGGCGTTGTTGTTCTGGAGTTCATAGGCCGGATAACCGATGCGCCCGCAGAAGTCCGGCGCTCTGAGCTTGGCGATGTCCTCCGGGGTGTAGCCCAGCTCCGCGAGCTTGGCGTCTCCCTTGGCCGGGTCTTTCATGCGGATGGCGGCGTTGGCGGCTTTCATCAGCTCCTGGTGCTTCTCCAGGGCGGCGAGCTTCGCCTCCAGCTTCTCTACGGCCTGCGGGTCATCGGAGCTGATGCCTCCGGTACCTACGCTGCGGATTTTATCAAGCAAGCCCTGGATGTGCTTCCACTCTTCGAGCCTGCGCTCTTCGGCCGCATTCTGCTTCTTTTTCTTTCGAACTGGGAAGTTCGCCCTGCCAGATACCAGCATAGAGGGGCAGCGGGCGGCAATGGCATACTTGTCATTCAAATTTTCTGCCAATTTCCGACAGTAGAGGTCAAGCAATCGGTCGATTTTCTCATGGTACATGGGGTCCACGCGCTTCTTCTGGCGCTCGGCCAGCTCGGTAGCCTCATCCACCTGCCTCCGGTATGAAGCCGTGGCGCTTCCCTCGCGGTAGGTATAGTGGCTGTTTAAGTCGTTGGCGGTGCGGGCAGCCTCTTCATTGATGGTGTAGTAGCTCATTTCTTCGCGGCTCCTTTCTTGGTCTTCACAATGCAGATCAGGGCGTCCGAGCGCCACATATCGTAGATGTCCTGGAGCTTGTTGGCGTTGCGGTAGTTCCGCATACTGTCATAGCGCTTCTTAGCCTCTTGCGGGGTATCGTACTCAAAGACCATGTTCTTTTTCTCGCTGTCCGCGAGGAATGCCTTGAGCGCGGTTGTCTCTTCGCTGTCCTTGCGGCTATTCTTCCGCTGGGGAAGCACTTGCAGATTGTAGGTTATTTTCACGCTTATTCCTCCTATGCCGAGTACACAAGATGGTCCTCGGTGATGATGTCTTCCCAGGTCATGCCGTCCGTGCCTGGGATGGGGTCATCCAGGCTCACGGTCTTAATGCGCCTGGATTGCTTGCGCTGCTCGTTGCCGATTGCACTCCGCATGGCAGCACAGGCGATGGTGGTAAACTCATAACGGTAAAGGTCCGGGCGGGCAAACCACCGCTTCACAGCCAGCAGATAGCCGAACACGGCAACGTCGAGGTATTCATCCACCGGGAGGCCCCGATGTCTGACGTACCACTCCACAAGCCGGTAATGCCGCTCGGCTACGCTCCGTTCCGCCGGAGACAGGGGCGTGAGGGTCTGACGCCTGCACATAGTACCCCCCC